AAATTATTTAATAGCTAATGAAAGTTATGCTGAAAATAATCTTGATTCTTATTCTTTTTATTTTTTATCTAATGGGTTTCAAGTTAATTCAACAGATGTTCAATTAAATGCTTCAGGAGGTACATATCTCTATATGGCATTTGCAGCAGACCCTGACACAGAAGCACCAACAGTAGCAAAAAGTTTTAGTACAGTAGCATATACAGGTAATGGTGGTACACAAAGTATTGATGGTTTAGGATTTCAACCAAATTTAGTTTGGCTGAAGTCAAGAGTAAATCCAAATAATGGGATATTTCACACTTTAAGTGATAGTGTCCGCGGAAAAACTTCAGGGTTTTATAATTCTTTATTTAGCAATACTAATGATTATGAAAACAACATAGGAGGCAGTAGTTATTTACAGAGTGTATATGGCGGAATAACATCTTTTGATACAAATGGATTTACTCTTTCTAATGGAAGTTATGACGACGACCTTAACGTAAACGGCACAGACTATGTAGCTTGGGCGTGGAAAGCTGATGATAACGAACCGACAATAAACACAGAAGGTAGTATAGATTCAATAGTTAGTGCAAATGCTAATGCAGGGTTTAGTATTGTGAAAATAAATTCAGCCACAGGGACAAGTGCAGACACTATTGGTCACGGATTATCACAAGCACCTGAAATGATTTTTATTAAAACAACATCAACAACAGGTAATTGGTCAGTTTATCATTCCGCACTTGGAAACACAAAAGGACTTTATCTTAATTTAAATAACGCAGAAACAACAAGTCAATATTTTTGGAATAATACTTCACCAACTTCAAGCGTTTTTACTGCTTGGGGTGCGGAGGCAAATTCACATATCGCCTACTGTTTCCATTCAGTAAGTGGATATAGCAAGTTTGGAAGCTACTCTGGTACAGGTAGTTCTCAAACAATTACTACAGGATTTCAGCCAGATTGGATTGTAACAAAAAGAACTGATATAACAGATAACTGGAGAATGTATGATAGTGTAAGACAAAACACACAGCCATTTGATGAAATATTATATCCTAATTTAAGTAATGCAGAAGAAGATAACAACACTTTTGTTACAGGTACAACATCTACAGGTTTTACATTAGGTTCAGGTGGTGGTTCTAATGCATCAGGTGGAACTTATATATATATGGCATTTAAAATAAATTAAAATGAATGGATTTGAACCATTCACATAATGCGTAATATATAAAAAATACAATTAAATCAAATTCAATAAATTAAATTAAATGGCAAAAAATAAAATTAAAAAAGAGGAGCTTGAAGATCTTCAGGCTAAAGTTATTAATATAAATAATCTTCAATATAAATTAGGAGCATTAGAGATTGAAAAAAGCAAAGTATTACAATCTTATGATGTTGCAAAAACAGAATTAAAAACTTTACAGTTAGCTCTTAAAGAAGTTTACGGGGGTGTTAGTATTGATGTAAACGATGGTAGCATTAAAAAAATAGAAGAAGCAGATGAGCAAATTGATAAGAAAAATTAGTGTTGGTAAAGACTACAAAATCAATGCAATGCATTATGCTGTTGGGCAAGAAGTATACGGTGGGCACATTATAACTGACATAATAGAAGATAAAGAAAAATATTCTATATACATAAAAAAGAAAAATGATGTATTGCCTTGGAAAAGTTTTAATAAAAACATGGCGATAAGTGTTGAATATAATTTAGAATATTAATGAAGCCTTTATACAACTATTTAATAAAGCCTAAAAATAATAGATATAACAACAAGAAAGAAATAGGTGATACAGAGTTAATTTTGAATACAGATATATCTGATCATAAGTTTATAAGCAGAGAAGCAACAGTTTATAAAACGCCTATTATATGTAATACAACTATTAAGGAAAACACTGAAATTATAGTGCACCATAATATATTTAGAAGATGGCATGATGTTAGGGGTGTTGAAAGAAATAGCAAGAGTTATTTTAAAAATGATTTATATTTTTGTGAGTCTAACCAAATATTTTTATATAAAGATAAAAAAACTTGGAAAGCAAACGAAGGCTTTTGTTTTGTAAAGCCGTTAGTTAATAAAGATAAATTTTCTATTGACAAAGAAAAACCTTTAGTGGGTATTGTAAAATATACAGATAATTCAAATATTGTTAAATTAAATCAAAAAATTGGATTTACGCCTTATAGCGAATATGAATTTATTATAAACGGAGAAAAGCTATATAGAATAATGACAAAAGAAATATCTATCAATTATGGATATAAAAAAAAAGAAGCAGAATATAATCCAAGCTGGGTATAAAGCGGTTGATGAACTTGTAAAAGTAGCAAAAGAACCTATAGTTGAAACCGACGATGATGTTTCAGCTGATAGATTAAAGAATGCTGCAGCTACAAAAAAATTAGCAATATTTGACGCATTAGAAATATTAAATAGAATACAAGCCGAAGAGGCTATGCTAGGTAATAAACCAATAGAAGATAAAAATCAAGCTTTTAGTGGTTTTGCAGAAAAAAGGTCTAGGTAATGGGTTATCAACAAACTTTATACAAAATTGTTGAGCCAATTAAACGAACAGCAATACATAGATTAAATAAAAAGAAAGCCTGGAAATACGGTTATAACAAAGAACATGATGTTGTTGTTATAAGTAAAACAGGGAAGATAGGTGAAATATATGAAATACAAAATCTTAAAATCGCCTTACCCCTTGCTGAAAATGTGTATAGCAAAGATGATAAATGGGTTGCGCAGGAATATCCAAAAGATTTAAAAAATATTAAAACAATATTTGATTGGCAAACCTACCCAGCTGAATTTAAAAACAAGTGGCATGAATACATTGATAAAGAGTTTGCTAAAAGAGATGAGGGGTATTGGTTTCGTAATAAAGGTGTTGACACTTATATTACTGGGTCTCATTACAATTACTTGCAATGGTCCAAGATCGATGTTGGGCAGCCAGATTTTAGAGAAGCAAACAGATTATTCTTCATATTCTGGGAAGCTTGCAAGGCAGACACAAGATGTTATGGGATTTGCTACCTTAAAAATAGACGGTCTGGATTTAGCTTCATGTCAAGCAGCGAGACAGTTAATCAAGCTACAATCTCTTCAGATGCTAGATTCGGAATCTTATCGAAGACTGGTAGCGATGCAAAGAAAATGTTTACCGACAAGGTTGTACCAATATCAACACACTACCCATTCTTTTTTAAACCAATACAAGATGGAATGGATAGGCCGAAAACAGAACTTGCGTATAGAGTTCCAGCCTCCAAGCTTACAAGGAAATCCATCAGTGCAACCGGGGCCAACCAGAGGGAAAGCCTCGAAGGGCTCGATACAACAATAGATTGGAAAAATACAGGGGACAACTCTTATGATGGTGAAAAGTTAAAATTACTTGTTCACGATGAATCTGGTAAATGGGAAAGACCAGATAATATATTAAACAACTGGCGTGTTACAAAAACAACGTTGAGATTAGGAAGTAGAATTATAGGAAAGTGTATGATGGGATCAACATCAAATGCACTAGATAAAGGAGGTGATAACTTTAAAAAATTATACAATGGCTCAGACGTTACAAAAAGAAACCGAAATGGACAAACTAGCTCAGGACTATATAGTTTGTTCATACCTATGGAATGGAACTACGAAGGATTCATTGATTCTTATGGATTACCTGTATTCGATACGCCCGAATCTCCGGTTGAAGGACCATATGGAGATGAGATCGATATAGGGATTATAGAACATTGGCAGAATGAGGCTGATGGCCTTAAAAATGACCAGGATGGGTTAAATGAATTTTATAGACAATTCCCGCGTACAGAAGAGCATGCATTCAGGGACGAAACAAAAAATAGTATATTTAATTTACAAAAAATATACGAGCAAATAGATTATAATAGCGATATTAATAAAAACAAATTTATATCTAAAGGAAATTTTGTATGGGAAAATGGTGTAAAAGATACAAAAGTATTATTTATGCCAAATAACAGTGGAAGATTTAATGTAACATGGGTTCCACCTGTTTATATGCAAAATAAAATAGCTTTAAAAAATGGTTTAAAATATCCAGCTAATGAGCATATAGGCGCTTTTGGGTGTGACTCTTATGACATATCGGGTACAACCGATGGCAAAGGATCGAAGGGCTCTTTGCATGGATTAACAAAATTTAGTTTAGACGAAGCCCCCACAAACAGCTTTTTTTTAGAATATATTGCAAGACCACAAACAGCTGAAATGTTTTTTGAAGACGTGTTAATGGCTTTGGTGTTTTATGGAATGCCACTTCTTGCGGAAAATAATAAACCAAGGCTTTTATATTATTTAAAAAGAAGAGGATACAGAGGCTATTCTATAAATAGACCAGATAAGCTCTATAATAAATTATCTGTAACGGAAAAAGAAATAGGAGGAATACCTAATTCATCAGAGGATATTAGACAAGCGCATGCGGCTGCTATTGAATCATATATTGATAAATATGTAGGATTAAAAAATGACAACTCATATGGTGATTTATACTTTAATAAAACATTAAATGATTGGGCAGGGTTTGATATAAACAAAAGAACAAAATTTGATGCAGCTATTAGTTCAGGGTTAGCAATAATGGCTTGTAATAAAAACATGTATACACCAGCTGCAATGAGAACAACTAAAAAATTAGAATTTGGTTTTAAAAAATATAGTAATAAAGGGATATTATCCAAAATATTAAAATAAATGGCAAATACACACCCAACAGGATTATTTCCGAGTCAAGCAGTGTCAGACTCAGAAAAAACAAGTTTAGAATACGGAGCTAAGGTTGGAATAGCTATTGAATCAGAATGGTTTAAAAAAGATTCAGGTACATCAAGGTATCAATCTAATAGAGAGAATTTTCATAGGCTAAGGTTATATGCAAGAGGAGAACAGTCAATACAAAAATATAAAGATGAATTATCTATAAATGGGGATTTATCGTATTTAAATTTAGATTGGAAACCAGTTCCTATTATACCAAAATTTGTAGATATAGTTGTAAATGGTATTGCAGAAAGAATGTATGATATAAAAGCGTATTCTCAAGACCCTTCTTCTGTTAAAAAAAGAACAGACTATATGGATAATATTCTTAGAGATATGCAGGCTAAAGAATATATAGAAGAAATAAAAGGAACTTTAGGCATTGATACTTTTAAAACAGATGCTAAAAAACTTCCAATGGACGAAACTGAATTAGGGGTCCATATGCAAATGGAATATAAACAAGGTATTGAAATTGCACAAGAAGAAGCAATAAACAATGTTCTTGACAAAAATAAATATGAATTAATAAAGAAAAGACTTGATTACGATATAGCTGTTATCGGGATGGCTTGTGTAAAAAATGGATTTAATAAGTCAGAAGGTATAAAAATTAATTATGTAGACCCTTCAGATATTGTTTATTCTTTTACGGAATCTCCATATTTTGATGATTTATATTATGTAGGTG